TATTGAAAATACCCATAGCGGTAGTATGCCACTTTCTGCCGGGTGTGTGTGGTACTGCCCTGCTCATCCCGACAACGTTCAGAGCAGTACCGCCAATACTTTAGCGACTAACTACCACCATCATTGGCTTACCTGCTTGCTTGGGTCGTGACGCTAAAGCGGCAGCCCAAATAGTGCAGCGCGCCAACTCGATAGGCCCAGGGGAACGCTTACTGCTAAGCGCTAACTGGTTGCTCTGCATAATTGCTACTGATCTGTTCATGTGTTCAGCAAGGTTTTGCTCGCCTCGGTGCACCAGTTTTGCATCGTTAATTTGTGCCCTGACTAGTGAGGTGTAGCGCAAAAGTTCGCCATAGCCGACAACCTTGGTGCGCCTAGTCAAAGGCAAAGGCACATGATGTTCGAGCGCTGGCGTCACGGCTAGCCCCAACAATGGGTGAGCCGCGCAAGCATCCAACATGGCCTGCTGACACTCAGCCAAAGACTGCACCACAAATTCAACAGACACGTGCACTACTCCGACATCATCGACAGCTGCACGGACAGCGACATAGCGCGAGCCGTCTAAGGACGAGTCGCAAGCTAGCCAGCCATTATCTGGGCCTTGAATATCTGATAGGCAAGCATCCCACTGACCCGGCTGTAGCCAGCAGGCATCGGCGTTCACGAACTGGTTAAGGCTGGCGCGTAGGAATGATGATCTGTCTGGGTGGTCAGCGTCTATCAACATCGACTGCAGCTCTAGGGTTTGTCCGAGCGCTGGGTTAGCCCAGCCCCACCAACTTGTGTCCATGACATCAACACCCGGCGGTGGTGACCATTCCGCAAAGTAAAAAGCCCCGGCACGTTGCTCGCCAATAAGTGACAGCCCTAACTCTCGATACCTAAGCATGGCCGTGGATGCCTCGGTGCCAGCAGTAGAAGTCATAACCATGATCGGGCTACCGCCAGCGGTGCGCACGTTTCGGGCCTTCATCGTTGGGCGCAAAGAATGAGCCATCACAGCATCATCCACAGCGTAAATTTCATCAACCCAAATCAGGTCAGCGCTAAGTCCCATACCTGCCGATGGTGTGGCTGCCTTAATAAACCAGCGCGACCCGTCAGGCATAGCCAGTTCCATACGGCCATATCCCCATTTAGGTTTAGCGTCAAAATACTGCTCCAAAATTGGGGCCAAAAATTGGTACTGCAAGTTAGCCAGCGGTAACTCATGCGCTGAACTGATAACGGTCTGAGGCTTGCCACGAAGTGCAGCGATACTGGTCAGCCAAGTGCCAACAATGGCCTGCCCTAAAACAGTCTTGCCGTTTTGTCTAGCAACTGTGATTAGACCGGAACGATTAACTAGATCACCATCAGCATCTGACTCAAGTAAACCCATCGCCGCGTGCACTTGCCAATCCATCAGCTCGACCTGCATATATTTGCGTGCAAACTCAACGACCAAAGGTGCGTACACAGAAACTCCCGTAGTCACAGTTTCCAATCTGGGCAAAACCCGACCAGTTCCCGACACGTCTGACCAGTCCTCGCCAGTCTCGGCCAGTTCGCCGCCACTTGGCATTATCTTGCGTAAAGGCTTGCTCGGGGTGGGCAAAGCCCCCAAAAAAGTCGTATTTTGGTTTTGTTTTGGCGGTGCGTTTAGGGCGGCGTTGCGTGCTTGTTGGCGTTGTGCGGTCTTGTTGTTTACATAGATGGCTCCGCGCTTGCTGTTGCAGGTTCGGCATGAGGGCACCAAGTTAGATGTTGAGTCATCTCCCCCTGCGTCGTGCTCGATCAGGTGGTCTGCTTGTGTGGCTTTGTTGCCACAGCCCCAATAGCAGTCTGGGTTGCCGTCTAGTATTGCTGCTCTGTTTGTTCGGTATTGCTGGGTTTGTTTCCTGTTGCCTGCCATAGGCGTGATGCTACTACCGCCCTTGCTTCGCTGCGGTTGCTCTCGTGTGTGTTCAGGGTCTCGGGTGTTTGTGCCCCCCACATTTCACAGCTGTTCGCTGTTGGCTGCCGGACTGTTTAGGGTGGACACCATACGCCTTTTGTGTAGTTAGGGAACTCTGCACTGGCGACTTACCCCAATAACCTTTCACGTTAAGTCATCTCGGGTGATTGGGCGCGCCAGCTCTACCCACGTTTCCGTGTGTGAAATACCAACAGAGTGCAATCCCCTATGTGGCCATGGTTGTGATCAGTTGTGTGTTGGCTACTTGCGTATGCCTTGAATGATGGCTACACCGATGGACAGTAGCAGGGCGTACCATGCCAGTATCAGCATTGGCTAAGCCTGCGTTCAATCGCTGTTAAGTCCTCAGGCCGCCAAAGGTAACACTCTGCGTATGGCCCGATACGGCTCATCCAGTCCAGTTGTAGTTCTGTGGGTTTGCCTTTAGCGCTTTTTAGTTCGGCGAAGATTAAGCCACGTGCTCTATGGGCCATAACCAAATCGGGAAAGCCCGGTGCGCCTGTTGTGATCCATTTACCTTTGCTGGTTTGTGATGGGGTGGCATGATGAAAGGCCCAGCCATGTATGTAGGCCAGCGCTTTAACTTGCTGCAGAAAAGCGGCTTCGCTAATCGGTTGCATAAATCATTTCCAGTAACGGCAAATACTCGTTTTGCTTTGTGCTGTCATCTCTGCGCACTAAATGGTCACGGTTTTGATGTGTTTTGACAGCGTGGCAGTTATGGCACATAAGGTCGCACTTTTGACATTCTGCTATTACAAGTTCTATAGGTTTGCTTCTGGCATCACTTAGGTTAAATAGTTTTTGGGCTGGGTCTCGATGATCAAGTGCAAACATCATGTAGTTAGTTTCGTCTATTGCAATCTTGCAAATAACGCAATGTTTTAAGGCTATTTTGTAATCTTTAACTATGTGGCGAGCGTGCACTTTGTTGCGCGGCAGCGTTGATGGTTTGTAGCGTTTTCTGGCTCTTGCTGCTTCACAAGTTCTGCACTTGCGTTGCCCAGCGCTATCTACATGGCTGTATGGCAACCCACATTTACAAGCAGTGCTCGTTGGCCTTCCGCTTCCTCTGCCACCCATTATTTGTCACGGCCTAAAAGGTATCCGCACCAAAACACGGCACTAAGCATGATGATGAGGCTGAATAGGTCAAGCATTAAAACGGTTCCTCTGGCGTGTCGTACTGAGGCGCTGGTGTCTCGTTTGCTTTTAGCGCGTCAATGTAGGCACTGGCTTCTCGTTTAGTCATGCCTTGCAAGTTGGCTGGTGGTACTTTGCCCATTGACTTACAAACGGCTCTAATCATGTTTTGCTGCTTATCGCTAGCAAGGTTAGAAGGCTCAGTGATTTGGGTGTCGCCTTGCATACGCACGACCTTGCCCATTTCTTCACGGCTTGGGCGCTTAGAAAAGTCCGAGCCTGATAGTCCAGCATTGGCTAATGCACGACCTACTGCGCCAGTTTCACAGTTCTCTAAATGGCTGGTTTTGTTTACGTTGCCTTGGCCACGGATTTCTTCTGCCCAACCAGTGGCAATGATTTCACCATCGAGCCACAATTCTGCTTTGAACACGGCAATGTCTGATAGGTAATGCACAAGATCAGTAATGACCCGGGCATCAGGATGTGCCTTTAGGAAGCGGTCTAGACGGCTGGCTACTGGTTCGTAATCGTCAAGGTTAAAGGCCACGGCTGTACTCATTTGTTATGCGGTTCAACTCAGCTTCGATACGTTGTAGCGCATCTCTAAGCAGTTTAATTTCTTGCTCTTTGGCATAAATCATGTCTGCTACATCATCGTTGTGGGTGTACTCACTCATCGTCAGCCAACTTCACTGTGCTGAGATAGTTAAAGCCTTTAGATGGGCCTGAATCATGCAGTGATGGGTGCCAAGAGTCGCGCACCTTTTCGGCCAGTGTCGGTATTGCGTGTAGTGCGCCCACGGCTTCTAGCACAAGGCTTGAATCCTTAAAGCGCAATTCCAGCGCCAAGTTGTGGCTGAGGTTAGTTAATTTGGCGATGAGTTCGCCTAATGATGTTTCCATTGGTTTTCCTTTGTTTAGCAGTTGCGTTTCCATCTTTGCACATCCTTGTGACGGGATTGACAGATGAAAGCTTGTAGGTGTTTTTGCTGTTTAAGACAGCCCCAGCCCCAAGGCCCAACGCGCCACACCTTACGGCCTGAGCGCTCAATGTGCGATTTAAAAGCAATGGCATCAGCCACCTTGACTTGCTCGATGGGGCTAAGCCCCTTAGCTGAGTTGTAATTTGACCAAGTGCGAAAAGTTTGGCGGTGGATACCCAGCCCACCCGTGTAGGACTTTGTGGAGTGTTGCCAGTTGCCACCAGTTTCGCACCGGGCTAACTGATCGTAGTAAGCGTCAGGCAGTACGCCTTTGTATTTGGCGTGTGAATTAGCAGCTGCACTTGCGTGGGCTGGGGCGGATAGGGCGAGGATTAGCGATAGTGCCATGAGTTTCTTAATCAACTCTCTCTACTTCTGTTGGCGGCCCCCATAAGTGCCAAGACTCTGCACGTGTGCAGACTTGGGTGTACTCAATCAGGCCTGTGGTCAAGTCTGTGAAGATTTGAACCATGGTTAGTTTGTCTCTAGACCTTAGGACGGTGTAGCCCCATGTGGGGAGCATCACTTGTTCCAGTAGCGGTTGGCGAGCTTGAAATATGCCCAAGATAGGCACCAGCCGAATAGGACGGCTATGACCATTTGCTCGTGGCTGTAGGTTTTCATGCCCAGCCCCTAACCATGTCCATGCCCTTTTGGGTGATGCCACACACAATGCCCTGAGAGCCACTTGTAAGCGCTCTACGGATGCCTAAGTCTTGGATTAGTCCAATGGTGCGTAAGTCGCTGCAGCGCTTCCAGTAGCCCTTTATTTCGTGACCAGCCAACGCTGATCGAGCGCCTGCTTCTTCATCAGTCAGGCCAAGAGTTGCGTAAAAGTACTGTTCAAGCAATAACGCTCGATGGGTTCCCACCCGTATCGGGCTAATTTGCCGTGAGGTTTCGGGGTCTGTTGCCCGAAATAGTGGTAGGTCGGTGTATGTCATGTTTCCTCTGACTTTCTGCTATTTGAGTAGCGGTGGTTACTTTACACAATTTAGAAAGTCGGTGGTGGATATCCCAATGGAAACAAAGATACCCACCACCTAGCCCCAGCACTGCTCAAACAGTGTCTAGGAGTCCTTTAAGGCAACACAGGTGGCTTGTCGCCACAAACGTATTGCCAGTGCCAAGCTTCAAACTCAGGGGACTTAGGGTCTGAGCCTTGCAGGTAAAAGCCGTATTTCGGTGCATTAGCACATAGCCAATCTAGGCATTTGCCACCCATAGAGACAAGCGCGCCGTCTTTGTCATAGGCCAAGTCAATGGCCAAGCCGAAGCCGTGGTTAGAAGTACCGGGCACACCACTAGGCGATTTACCCTTTTTGAGATACCACAGTTTGTCTTGGTATTTGCGTGTCACTTGTGGTTTACGGCCTGAGTCTTTAAGTGCGTAACGATCAACAAACATGGCTAGCTGGGCATCTAATGGGCGGTAGTCGCCAACATTGCGCAGCTTGAAACCTGCAGCAAGACAGTCTGTGTAGAGCTTGTTAAAAGCGACTGATGCACCTGTCCACATGACGCCACCTGTCTTGACTTTTTTAAGCATGGCTGGGGTTAGGTTGCCGTTGCCTACTTTGGCTACCTCAGCGGGTAAAACCATTTTCTTGTATGGGTAAACCTTTGGCGCGGTCATGGTGCTGGTGGGTCTTTAGGACGGTCTTTAAGGCCATTACCAGCGAGGACGCCCAACAGACCGCCAGTAAGGGTGGCGAGCATTGGTGAAAGTACAGACCAAGCCGCATCATCATTGGGGCTGACTTCGAGAGGCTGTGTCACGAATAGCAGTCCAAATAGCAGAGCCAAGATGGAAGCAAGAAAAGCAAGTGTTAAACCGATGGCTACAACAAAGATTAGACGTGCTTTTATTTGTTCGTTGCTAAGTCTGTTGTCTGGTTTCATACGCACTTTCCGCCTGTCCCGTATGCAGGTGGTGTGGTGGTCGGGACAGTTACTTGACCGACACTGCGTAGGGCTTTGTTTTTAGTTGGTGGGCAGTTGAGGCGTTCACGGTCTGCACAAGCTGTAAGCGATGCGCAAATCACCAATAGAATTAAGCTATTTTTCATTAGGCGCTAATTTCCATTAAAATTATTGTTGAGTTTGAGCCGTTGGGCGAATGCTGAACAAGGTCTGCCGCTACTTCGTTTGCTATTTGTACTTTGTATGTCGTTGCCGAAATCGTGGCGGGGCTGTCAAGAATGCTTAACTCCAGCGAGCCAACTTGAATTAGAGCCGTATTTGTAAACAATCCAAAGCCATAGCCTGCAATGCTTGTAGCACCTCTCATAATTCTAAGTTTGACGCCTGAACCCGCGTTAGCTGCTGTTTTAGCACACGCGTTAGAAGTAAAAACTAAAATTTTACTTGTGGTTGATTGTGGCGTTATAGATGCCGTTAAAGCGGTATCCACAAAACCTGAGGTGCCGTTGTTAGTTACGGTTGTAGTTGTTGCGCTGACAACTTGAAGAACGCGAAATGCGCCCCTCAGGTCATTTTGCTGTGCCGCAGTGAGGATGGCCCCACTGACAAAACTTGCGGGGAGGTTGGTTGGTGTTGCCATGTTGTTTGTCTCCTTTAGAAACTTAAAAGATTATTGTCGAGCGTTCCGAAGATTGCATCGTCAAAAGTTAGATATTGGTTGCCGTCCGTACTCTCAAAAGTGTACGAAACAATATGGCTGCTAGGTGTGATGTTATGGCTAATGCCGGACACAATCAGGGTCTGTGTCTGGGTTGCTGGGGTGCCCACCACAAAGTTCTTTACCACTGTGCAGATACTGGTCATGTCAAGGTTCAGCACAATGTTTTGGTCAGTGGCCGATAGGGCTGACATTTCGGTAGATAGCCCTGTAAACCTCAGCACTGGGTTTTTGTACTTACCCAACAGATAGTTACCAAGGCCAGCAACCTCTGTAGTGGTGCTGTTAAGCAAGTCTGTCAGTGAATACTGCTGAGCCTGATACAGCGCAATGCTGTCCGAGTCGCTGGTTTCTTGTTTTGCCCCTGCTGGCGATTGAGTCACTATGTAGTTGTAGAGCAGCTCGTCACCAAATTGGTTAATGAGCGACTGGTACCTAATGCCTGTGCCGTCGGTGTTAAAAGTAGCCCCAGCCACAGGGTTAAGAACACTAGACCTACCCTTAAAAGTCAGCGTGCCATTAGCAGACATAAACAGATAGCCCTGCTCGCTGGTGTTAATCAGCTGCAAATAGTTAAGGCAGTTTGTGTCCTGGCTAATAGCAAAAGCGCCAAGCGTAGAGCTGCCAGTGTCAATAGATCGAGCGCCTTGGTAGTTAATTTCGGCAAGGTCTAGCACTGCGTTAATACGTGCACCAGTGGCCTGTGCTGATGGGGTCACAGCGTTAAGTGATTGGTTAGCAAGCACAGTGAAGTTGTCAGAACATGACGCGTACATCATGTCTTGGTTGCTGATGTCGTAGTCAAGGTTCCAGTCAGTAATTAGCCCGGTGTAGATAGGTATGCCGTTAGCCAAGATTTGCACTGGGCACCTAGGCAACACAAACGGATAGTAAGGGCTGGCCGTGTTACTTGGGTTTAACACTTGGCTGGCGTTGTCAAAAGCAATAACAGCTGTGCCAGCGTTGAACTGGTCTAACTGGCGTGAACGGCCACGTGTAATGCTGACATTTTCTACAAGACTGGTCAGATCAACAAAGGTCAGACCGCCTAAAGTGCCGCGCCCTGCAGTGTCTAAAACACCATAGAAAGCGTCGTCTAATTGAAAGGGTGTACCGAAGCCAGTAGTGCTTTGAAAGCCCACCAGCACCTGCATTACTGGAACGCTCATGCTGGTGCGAATACCGTTCCGCTACGGCGCTGAGCCTTTTGAATTGCAGCAATAATGTCCTGACCAACTTGGTCGGGTGTGCTGACAAGTCCAGCGTTCACTGTGATGTTCATACCCATGCCACCAGCCTTAGACAACGGGATAACAGCCTCTGGGCCTGCCTCACCGATAAGCGCCAAAGTAGGGCTAGTGACAATGCCCCCTGTAGCCATTGCTTTGTAGTCAAGTCCTGCAGGGTTAGCGCCACCAGCTGCGCTACCTTCGCCACCTAAACGACCAAGGCTAATCTGCCCAAGTGAGCCGATGTCTTTGCCGGGCTTAATCAAGTTAATGCCCTTAATAACTACGTTAATCATTGTGATAAAAGCGTTAGCCATGAACTCGAAGTTACGCGCCACCTGATTGACAACAGCATTAACTACAGCGCGGAAAGTATCGAACCTTTTGTAAGCCATGACCAAAGCAACGCCTAAAGCCACAATGCCAGCCGTGATCAGCACTGCAGGGTTTAACGCCATGGCCGCATTAACTAAAACAATGCTGGCAGCCATAACACCGAAAGCCGCCGCTACAGCCGTGATCAGTGTTGGGTTCTCTTGTGCCCACGTGGCGAACGATTGCAGGACTGGTAGAGCCTTTTCAAGAATGGGTAACAGTGCAGCGCCCACACCTTCTTTAGCCTCACCAAGGGCAACACCTAAACGCTGCATAGAGCCAGCCGCTGTGTTAGCGGAATCAGTGGCAGCACCACCAAAAGTGACAGCCATCTCAGCCATGACTTCTTCCATGCTTGCGCCGTCTTTAATCATCTCGCGTAGCTCTGGGGACAGTTTCGCTAGGGCAGTCATGTTGCCGCCATACGCCTTTTCCATAGCCTTAGTAACTGTCTCAAGGCTCATGCCTTTAGCAGCTGCAATGTCCATAGACAAGTTGGCGGCTTTTTGCGCTTCGTCAATGTCCATAGTGGCGCGTACCAGCCCAGCCATTGCCGGGCGTAGCTCGTCATCCGTTACGCCTTTAAGTTTGCCCTGCTGAGTTATGTATGCCTCAACACCAGCGATCTGTGCATCAGTGGCTGCAGTAGTTTTCTGTAGCTGACGCGCCAGCATTGCCTGGGCTTGCTCATCTTCCATTGCACCCTTGACAGCATCACCAAGGCCAGCAACTAAACCACCAAGTGCGACGGCTGCATACTTGTTTGCCTTACCCAAGGCATATTTCGCTTTGGCCTGCGCGCCTTCTAAATCCTTAAAGCCCTTTTCGGCTTCCTTTAATCCCTTCGGATTGAATTGCGTAACGATTGGTAGGTAGATAGCCATTAGCCAGATGTCCTTGCTTGTAGTGCTCGATTAGCGTCAGCGATAACTTCATCCACGGCTTTCATAATGTCAGCGGTTCCCTGCTCTGCAATGAACGCACGTGATCGCCATAAGCCGCGCTGAGGCCTGCCAAAAACACTGGCAAGCAAATTAGAAAATTGGCTGTTGTTTTTTGTGCCTGCCTGGCTAAACATTGCGCCAGCTGCGCTTTTCTGCACCAGCGTCACTAGCGGTGTCACACCTGATCGAGCGCGGCCGCCCACCATGATTTGCACACCTTTGTCCACAGCGGTTTTGTTGTAGCCAAGTCTGCCTTTGTTGCCCCAACCACGAATCATGCTCACGCCAATCTCTGACGGAAACTGCTTACGGCCTTCCTCAAGCATTGCCGGGCTACTGGCCTTAATCTTGGCTGCAGCCTTAAAGCGTGCTGACTTATCTAACTTGCTCAGCTCAGAAAGTGCCTGCTTCAAGCCTGTAATTTCGGCGCTTGTTTCTAGGCTCATGCTTTGCGGCTTTCGTTTAACAGCTTAATCGTGGTGTTTAGATCAGCAATATCAAACTCTACAGCAGGTGGCCACCAGCCTGTGGCTACTAAAATACTTGCTAGGGAATGGCGGTAGGTTCCGCTTGGGTAGGGTTTGCCGGATCATTATCCACCACTTCCAAAGTCACTAAACGTTTAATAAAGTCATCGAGCATGACGGGCACTGTGATGCCAGCGACTTTGGATGACTCGTACGCCATAAAGGCTAAGTCCTCAATGCTGATGCCTTGCTCACCGATGGTGCTTGACTTGCGTTTGTATTTGCGCTCCCACTGCACAATGACGTACAGACTGGTTTGCACTTGGTACGGGCCTTCGCCAGCATCCACTAAAAGGGTTAATTTCATGTCGGGTTCCTTTGGTTATGGGGGTGTGATATCTCGCGCGTAGGTGCCGCCAATAAATGACGCGGTAATCATTGACAGTTCACCAACAGAGCCAGTAATGGGGGTGTAGTCCACAAGCTGCATATTAATGATTGTGAACTCAGGGTTTGACGTGCCTTCTGTAGCGCCTGCTGGCGAGATAGTTAGCTCAGTGGTGCCAGTGCCCAAGTTGGCAAACAACGTGGCTTCAACTTCGCCTGTGCCATAGGAAAGATACATTTCTAGCTCTACAGATACGGTCTGCAGACCTGGCACAAAACGATGCCCTGTATCGCCAAAGGCTGTGCTTTCGAGACTGTCCACGCCAAGTGTGATAGTTGCGCTGCGGCATTGGTCAGTCAAATCGACCTTGACACCACCAGTGGTGGGCGCAAGATTTACGGTTGGGTTAGTGAGGTAAGTGCTTGTGGCCACGTTGGTTCTCCTGTGTCAAACGGTGCCGGGTGCCGTATCTGTTGTTAGTTCTAGCAGATAATACTACTGCAGTTGTGTATGTCATGACTTCTGTGCCTGCATAGCCATTTGTAAATCGTAAGCAGGATAGGTAGCGCCACCAATTTCTAGTGATGACGGCTGGCCTGCCATGATGACAACGCTTGAGCCAAGGACTGTGGCCACAATGCTAAGGATGTTTTCAAGCACATTTTGGGCTGCGGTGCCACTGCCGATAACACGCACTGGGATGGTCACGCGCACGATGTTGCCACCGCCAGCGATTGTTTCAAAACTAGGTGCATCGAGAAAGACACAGTTAGGGACAATCTTTGTGGGGTCACTTACTACTCGTAAGCCTGTGACTCCCGTAAGTGTGGCCTTGAGGTCTTGCATAGCCTCGTTCAGAAGCCCTGTGGCAGGCATTAAGCCACCTGTGGGCGGTCTATGCCCAAAAGCTGTTTAATCATCGGTGTCATGGCACTGACGGGTGCTGAGCCCATACCATCGAACGTGGCAAAAGTGTCTTGGACTGAGCCTCGCGCGCGCCACAATGCAGCTGCATACATGAGCGTACCCAGCGTGCAATCGTGGCCCGGGCTTGTGGTCAGACTATCAAAATAGCCAGACTCCTGCCTACGCCGATAAGCAAAATCGTTAGCAGCGTTTCGAGCCTGCGTAGCAAGCGTGTAGTCATCACTTGGGTTTGCAATATCTACGCCCAAATATGTCACCAGCTGCGAAATGCTTATCCATGTGCAATCCTGCGTGTAAGTGATAGTGCCAGCCGATGCAATGCGGCCAACATCATCACCAGTACAAGCAAAGAGCACCTGATTAGGGATACTGACATTGCTGTTGAATAACAGATCACCTTCTGTGTCTATGCCGATGTACTCATACTTGGGCATGGCATAGACCACAAAGGTGCCGTTAAAGGGTGCACCAACAGTGGCAACAGTGATGGATTGCCCCACCTCTATTTCGGTGTCGGTCAGTGTTTGTAGCACTGCATAATTGTCTAGCAGTTGCTTGAAAGTGACTGTGTATGTAGCCATCGGCGGTAGCCGCCTTTCGGACTAAGCAAGTGCGATTTTTTGTACTTGAGTTGCATCAGCAACAAAGAGGCTGGCATAGCCGTGATACGACATGACCTTGCCCAATGTTGATGGTTCGTCACGAGTAAGCAATCCGCGGATGCTTTCATAAAACTCAATCGCAGCGCCACGAGCTACAACCATTGTGCCAGCCGCAAAGTTGCGATCTGCGACAAGGTTCAAGCCAAATGGGTTGAAAGTGTTAGCAACAGTGATATCAGCAGAGCCCATACCATTGACACCCATAAGTCCAGCTGCACCCACGTATGGGAACACTGGGCGCTTATCAACATCAAGCTGTGCACCCAAAGCCTGCCATACGTTTGGTGAAACAAAGATGTGGTCAGGCAAGAAGTTGCTGGCCAACAGAATGTTGTATGCGCTTGTGTAGATAGCCGAGATGAGGCTTGACGGATCGTTAGCAGTAACTGTCCATGTAGCGCCTGATGCAGCTGCACCAGCAACAAGACCGTCAGCAGCGAGATTGTCGCTGGCCTGCATGTACTGTCCCATGAGGTCATTGATGATGATGTCCATAGAGCCCGGCGAAGTGAAATCGACGTCTTGTAGGGACAAGGTGACCTGCCCAGCCAGCGTGGTTTTGCTGACCACGTTTGAGGCAATTACGGGGGTGGTTGCTGATACTGCTGAAAGCTCTGTGCTCTGAGTTGCAACGCTGGTGTGAGTTGTCCATGTTGGGCGGATAAATGTCTTTTGGGTTCCGCCGTCTGGGTAGGCGCGAGCACCGATGGCTGCAACTACTGGGCGAATTGCTTGGTTAAGGTTCGCAAATACAGGCCCGAGCACTGGCACTGGCAAGAGTCCTGGCGTATCGGTTGTAAGAACGTCACCAGCTGCGAATTGAAAAGCTGATTGTTTGGAAGCAACATAGTCACGTGCTGCAGCAGCAACATTGTCAAAGGTGGTGCCACCGATGTGCATAGCGGCGAGATATTCGCCTGGTGTTGGCAGGTCAAACTTGCGTTTTGGCTGGGCAAAAACTGTGGATGCTTCGATGACTTCTGGGGCTGGTGTTTCTGACACTGGGTTCTCCTGTGGTTCGGTAACTTCAGGCTCATCGGGTGCCGTTTCTGTATTATTGCTCAAGTCATCCTCTGATGTGGGGATACTCGCTGCAACATCTGTGATGGTAGCACCTGCAAAGGCTGGCTGTGGTACAAGTGACAACTCCATCCAGTCGGCTGCTTCCACGATCATGACCCCATCTTCGTTAAACGAAAACTTGGTGGGGTTTACGCCTACCGAGACAGAGTCGAGTACGCCATCAGCTGCCAAGATTAGAGCTTCATCGCCTAGGGCTGTTGTTGAAACTTTGGCTGTGAAATACATGGCCTCATCGTCATCTGTGCGCTCGGTGACAAGGCCAATGGCCTGCGTAGAGTCGTGGCTCATGTAAAGCTTTGGGGCTTTGCCTTCTGTTGGCAGTGAGCCCGGCAAGAAAGAAACTGTCTGGCCACCTGAGACTGTGGCCTCGGTGTTGTATGGCAATGCAATGCCTGTAATGGTGCGCTTAGGGCCGTCCTCTGTGGCGGCATCAACTGAGAATGTGGAACTGGTAAAGCGCATCATGCGAGTGACTCCTGGGTGTTTTCTTGTGGTTCGGTGTCGGGCATTTTGTCTGCTACATAGTTTTCTTCTAGGTAGGTCTTTGTATCAAACTTTACATAGGTGCCACGCGGTAGCACGTTGTTCATTGACAGTGTGCTGGCGATGCAATCGGCGTATGGCTTGACACCAAAGATGTAAAGATCAGCGCGTGATTGCTCACTGCTCGTGTAGGCATAAGCACCAGTGGCAACACCTACAAGGTAGGGGGGAACACCGCATAGGCGTGCCAGGTCTAGTGCTGAATACTGGGCTGACTCGATCATCAGCATTTTGTCCGGTGTAGCAGTGCTGGCTTCATAGCTGAGGAACTCATTAAGCACTGCGGTCTGGCTAGTTAGTCGAGCCTCTTGGAACGCTGCGCCAATCTCTGACAACTCTTGCGCGCTCAATGGCTCTCCGCCAGTCTGTTTTAATACGCCACTCGGTAAAGAACTTTGGGCATTTTTATAGCGTGATTGTTCTACCTTTAACGCTGTGGCAATGGTCTGCTCGGAGCTGTAAATGATGCCTTGGATAGGGCTAAGAAACTGGATGACATTGCGGTAGTCCAACTCGTTGCCAGCAAAACTAATGGCCTTGGATGGCTGATAGAAAACGGGCCCTTCCTCGTCGGCTGTCTGGATAGAACCCATTGGTAAAAGTTGGAATTTTGTTGGGTAGCCATCGACTGTGCGCTCGGTTACATACCACATAGCGCGCCCGTAGAACAGAAGCGACTCAAGGGTGTAGGCCATGATGTGGTTGTAGGTCACGGCTGGGTCTGGCTGGCGTAGCCAAGACCTAGGCGCTAATGGGATTTCTTCCATCTCGCCAGTGGCATCGTTATACATTTCGCCGTACATTTTTAACGGCATACAAGCAATGACAGAAGCCAAAAGGTCACGTGATCGAGACACCGTTGCCAGCGTCATAGCGCGATCACGGGCATAACCAGATTGGTAGTTGTAAAGATTTTTTAGTGGGTTTGTGCTGTTGCCTGTTGGCGCATATCCGACAGCGGCCTGCACTGATGGCGTTGAGATTGCGGCCTTGGTGACTGGCTTATTGAAAATACCCATAGCGGTAGTATGCCACTTTCTGCCGGGTGTGTGTGGTACTGCCCTGCTCATCCCGA